AATACAATACCCATTTCTTTTCTCTTACCTTTATTCGGGTCGGTTTCATAAAGCATTCCTACATAGCGTTTCTTGGATAATAAACAAAATGGCATAAAGGTTTTCTCATACTCTAAATCGTGAGGACCTTTTAAGAAACTAGATGCTAAATGACCTGCTTCCTGAGCAATCTCAATTGTAATTTCAAGGGCTTCTTTTCCACGAATCGGTTTACCGTCTAGTGTTTCCAAATTGAAAGTGAAGAATACACTATCCGTGTCGCCATATATGTATTCCGCCTTCGTTTTTACCTTACCATAATGCTTTGTATTGCAAATCCTATTTCCATAACATTCTTCAATAATTTTTTTTGCAAAAGTCAGTAATTTTCTTCCAATAGCAGTTGTACAAGCAGCAATATCCTTTTCATAAAAGGTACTAGTCTTTGCACCACATTGACCATAAAGTGAATTAGCTGTTACCTTGTAACCTAACTGACGCTGGTCCAATACATTTTTTATAAATTCATCCGTTTGTTGTGGAATTAATTTTCTTGTATCCTTTCTTGCTTTTAAAAGCTCCTTCAAAATAGAAGGCATAATAGCCTCACCTTCGCCAGATAAGTTAGGCTGAACAAATCTACAAATTTTATAACCATTTAACACCTTTTCAGCTGCGGCTTTTGGGTTTTTTCTGCGATACACATACGTGTCATAATTTACTTCTACATATTCATAGCCTGGCAAATTATCATATAGATAGTTGTCGTCATCGCCTTTTTCACCCCATTCTTCAATTAAATTGTTTGCAAGGTCATATTCTCTAGTCCAAACCTTACTATCGTGAGACAAATTTTCACTAATCATAGAACTAGGATAAAGAGATGCATAATCTACACAAGCAACTGGATTATCTAAATATAAATCGCATTTTGGGTCTAAAACAATAGCACCTTCAAACCCTTCATCCAAACTACCTTTTTCTATTACAGGCATCAATGTGCGTTTTTCACGACATTTTTTAGCAACATAACTTGTTAGCTTAATGCCTTGGCCACGCATAACAAGGAAATTAATAGGGACGCTGCAAATTTTTGCCATCTCGATAAATCCAGTCAAAATATCCGATTTGTTAAACAAATAATGAACAATGTTACAATCTTGAATACAATATTTCGCAATAACTGCTCTATCGTCTGCGCTGCCATTTGTCATTCTAAAAATATCTTTTGGCGTAACATCATCTTTCGCCAAACACCATCTTACTTTTTTAGTCAATGTGTCTGGATTAACGGTTCCATTAATAATAAATTTACAGTTGTCTTTATCAATATCAGTTACTAAATATTTGGCACCATCTTCGTAATAATCAACCGAATGACCGATTTCTTCGAAATGAATAAAGCTTCCAACTAGGAGCCCCGTCATATTCGATGTTTTAATAATGCTTTGACACTCATTGTAGTCTATTTGTTTAACAAAGTCGCCAATAAAATTGCCTGCAACATAGTCTAATTTGTATGAAACTAAGTTTGCCTCACGACGATAAAAGTTATACAAATCTACTTGTAGTCTCCCATTCATTTTAATAAATCTTAAGTCGTGTTGTCCACTAGCTATTTGTAAAGTACTTTCTTCGATTTTATACCTTCTAGTATTATTTCCATAATTGTCTTTTATAAGTGTTCCGCAAATTTCATCTTTTACACGAGACAATTTTAAAAATTCTTCAACACAGTCATTTTCTTCAGCTCGTCTAAACATAAATTCATAATCAAAGCCAAATATGTTATACCCAATAATGATGTCGGGGTTTTCATTTTGAACTAATTTTTGCCAAGCAAGTAAAACCTCTTTTTCTGTGTTGTAGCTTTCAACTACACTATTTTTAATTGGCATATCAGAACAAGTGTTTAAAACTATACAGTGATTAAAATAAGGGTCTACATCACCATAATTCATAAAAGTTGAACCAATGAATGTACATTTATCACCTTCAACTTTTGGAAATACCTTTATTAAAGAATCATTTAGTTCATTTAATTTACCATCCCGTTCAAATTTTTTATCGCAAAGAATATCTACAATTGTGGCTTTTTTATCAGTATAACTTTTAATGTGTGTTTTAAAGTCATTTTCATCGTCTTCGTCCATACCCATTTTTTCAAATAAACTTTCAATAGTATTTTCATTTTTATCAAAATTTTTCGACTGCAAGTTTCTAACTAATGTTTCCAACCAAACTTCGCATAGCCTCTGAACTTCTGCTTTTGAACCGGGATGTTTTTTTGAGTAAACTAAATCAATCTGTTCCATTTTCTCGTAACCAAACGCAGATAAAATTATTCTTCTTAAAATATTTTTACACAGTTCCTTTGTCATATCCATTTTTAAATTTTCAAAGTACTCAATAATATTTGTTGCAAGTTTTTTATATGTTTTAACAGGCACAGGAAAATCACCGTGACTACTGCTAGCCTCAATATCAAAACTCATTATTTTGTATGGAACTCTAGTTTCCATATCATTGAGTGGGATTATATTTTTATAGTTAATTGTAAATTCAAAGTCGCAACTAGTATTTTTTAAATCACCTTTATTTTCAAGTGTTTTCTTTTTTGGTAAAGCTATCCAGCCTGAAGGGCTTAAGTCTTTAATATGAAAGAACCGCAAAAGAGGTGGAATGTTAGATTCGTATAATTTGGTATCTGTATCATTAAATCTTAATCCATCTTTTAATAAAGTATTGCCTCCTTCTGGTTGGTAGCCTGAGTACCATAAATTTTTTACCTTATTAAAGGCATTGAAATTTGCAAACACAAATTTAATAAATTTATGCTCTTTCCCACCATCAAAACCATATAGTTTTTTACGTTTAATAATTTTACACTCTGTAATGGAGTCTTTGTAATAGTTTCCAATTTTCGATTTAATAAAATCTAAGAATTTCTCTTTTATTTGAATCGTCCACTTATCGTTTACCATAACATAAAAGAATGGTTTATAATCCTCTGCAATAACGGAATAGGTTTTGCCTTTTTCATCAACGCCAAATATTTGAATCATAAAACAAGAATTATCCTTATATGAAGTGCCTTCATCATCGCCTACATCCTTTGACGCATCCTTAGCGTTATATACGTTAAAGTCAACAACTCTAAAAATGTGTTCCATATTGTTAATTTATTATAGTGAGTTATATTTATCTTGTTTATTTTTATTCAATTTTAAAATAAAAATAATTTAATTTAAGCTTAACTAAACAAATTAATTATTTGCTGATTTCTTTTTTGTCTTCTCTCATACTTTTTTTTATAATAACCAGATAATCCATATTTAGATATTTGATAAAGAGGAATAACTAAGACAATAAATACAGTAATGTATAAAAATATATTTAACTCTTTCATTTAACATAAAAGTATATAAAAATATGTAAAAATATGTTTTAATTTGATTTTTTTAATAATTATTTATAATATTATGGTGAAAAATAAATACGAGTCAATATTTGTAATTGCTATAATTTGTTTGATTTTTATTTTTTTAATAATTATCTATAATATTATGGCGAAAAATAAAGACGACCCAATATATGCAATTGCTGTATTTAATGATGACAAAATTAAAGGCGTTGTGCGATTTACGGAAGATTTAGAAACAAACCAAGTAAGAATCGATGTTGGAATAAAAGGGTTAACGCCAAATTCGCTGCACGGGTTTCACGTTCACGAAGCTGGTGACTTAACGGATAAATGTACTAGCATGTGTGCTCATTTTAATCCATTTGGAAAAACTCACGGTTGTCCAGGAATGAAAGAGAGACACGTAGGAGATTTGGGAAATTTAAAAACAAATGGTAAAGGCGAATCAGTTACTACTTTTTATGATGAATTTGTTAAACTTAGAGGGGCTAAGTGTAATATTATTGGTAGAGGGTTAATAATTCACGCAGATGCAGATGACTGTGGAAAAGGAGGAAATGCAGAAAGTTTAAAAACTGGAAATGCTGGAAAAAGAATAGCTTGTGCTGTTATTGGTTACTCTAAAGAAAACTTTAACTGATTTTTATTTTTAACGACCGTATTTGCAATGCTGTTTTTGAGAGAAACCACGAGGTTTTTTGCAATTAATGCTACGCTTATATTTTAAAGACCATTTGCCGCCTTTAAGTTTTCGATTTTTGCCTTTCTTTTTTAACGTTTTACCCCCACTTTGTTTTTTTGTATTGAACTTAATCCAATCAACAAAAGAGTCAATCGTTCTATCCTTTTCTTTAATGTCACTATCTTCATAATTTTCAGAGTCCTTACCTTTATTGGTTATAAATCTCATTGTAGGAAAACTATTTGGTTGCTGTTTTACATCTTTAACTTTACTAGCCAATGCTTGGTCAATGTCGACAATAGCAACATTATTATCATCGTTGTAATTTTTAAGAGCATTTTTAATTTTCTCCCATTCAGGTCTTGTAGCATTACAGGGTCCACAACCTTCCATATAATAAAGAATAAATACCTTGTTATTTGAACTTCCCTCTATTAAATCATTTAAAAAATCTATTCTTGTTTTACCATTCTTGTATATTTCATCATAATTTTTAGTATTTACGCTTAAAAAAACCATTATATTAAATAAAGAGAAAATAATAAACGCATATATTTTACAATTTTATCCTCATTAAGTATATAATGACTCCTTTAACATTTTTATTCATATTAGTATTTCTAATCGGCTTGTATTTTTATGCAAAATATGCTGACCCTAAATACTCCGAAGGTTTAACGAATAATGCATCGCAACCTCCTCGATGCCCTAATTTATTGATTCAAAAAGGGTCGAAAATTTTTCTCTATAACTCAAAAGTAGCTCAAGTTCCTGGAGTAAATCCTATTGAGTTTGAGAATTTAGAAGATTATACTGAGTTTTTAGATTGGCAAAGAAGTCAGGGAATAAGATGTCCTGTTTTATATTTACAAGAGTCTTATGATGCTCAAGGCACTCGTATTTATAAAGTAAGACCAAGCATTTTAGACCCTCAAGCGGGTTTGCCTCCTTCTACTGCTGCGCCTATAGGCAATTCCTTCCAAGTTCAACCTATTGCAGAACCTTCCCTCGAGCCTGTTGGAGACCAAGCTTATCCAAACCCAACTCTTTTAGTTGATGCAACTAGAAATGACAAACCTTATAATAAAAATTCTTATCCAGCATTTGACCAAAGCTCTTATTATGTCGGAACTACAACACCTTTAGATGGAATGAACTATAAGCAAGAAAAGGCTGCTGTTAGTCCTGACCCAATGGACCCAAACTGGGGTGGCTCGGCATATACACAGGGCTTAGTTGATAAAGGTTATTACACTGAAAATAATGTTGCTATTTTTATTCCTTAGAATCAAAGACTTTTTTATAAAAATATATTTAAAATAATAATTGAAATATATTTTTTTTCATTATTTATTATGAGGTTTTATCAATAAATTTCATAACATTATTTAATGCCGTTTTTGCTTCATTTAACTGAGCTAATTTAGTTAATGCTTCATGCGGTTTACTAGGATCAACATTTAATGAAGCGCCTAACATTAAGTTATTAACTAAGTCATCTAAATTTAATATTACAGTTTCATAATCAGAGCGATATTTGCTTATTAAATACTTATCTTGTTGCTTAATTGTTTCAGCCTTTAAAGTTGCACCATATGAGGCTGCACTGCCTGCGATTCCATTTGATTGCGAGTTTCCTGATGCATCAGTCATTCCTTCTCTTGTGCTAAAATTTAAATTTCTAAATAAAATGTATGCGATAAAACAAATAGCTACAAAAATAAATAGATTTATTAATTCTTTTTTCATTATATACTATGTATATTTATTTTTTCAATAAATACTTTGCAATATTTGCTATGCTTGTTTTATTTATTTTTCTCGTTTGTCCCTTAGTATTTGTATAAGATATATCTTTTAAACACTCATTATTTTCTTCCACTTGTTTTATCAACTCAGGTAAAGTTTTAAATTTATCCATTATTGCCAAAGCTGTAACTGAACTTATTCCAGGAATTTGACACAACATAATCTCTCCAATATTATCAGGCGTAATATTTTCTTTCTTGACTTTTTTAATGACATTCACATAATCTTTTTCAGACGGTTCTATATTAGCATTTTGTGTTTCTTGTATGTCGCCGCCTACTTGACTAGAATCAATATTTGTTTCAATTGGTGTATAATTTGTTAAATTTTGGTAAAACCCTTTTTTTCCACTTGACTCGCCTTTTTCCAATTTATAAGCCATATTGCAAATCATTAATGCAGTCTCGTCCATTGAAAATGTTCTGAAAACTGAAAACCCTTTAAAGTAATTTAAAGAGAACATTGCAGAGTAAGCTGTTAACTTCTCTGTGTTGTTGTCAGTTTTGAAACGATTTCCCGTCTTATTAACATCACCTTCAATCAAATAAATAATATTATGGTTATGATGATTTAAACCATTTAATCTATAAGATTGTTCATCATAACGGCCATCCTTAATGCTTGCTAAAAGGTCTGCAATTGTTTTTCTCTCAATTATAAGTTTCTCTTCTTTTTCGTCTGCAATAATAAAGTCTCCAAGAGGTAAATTTTCTGTAACAATTTTGATTTGTTTAAAAATAGGTATAAATAAAACAAGCTGCTTAATTTGCGCTAAAAGCTCATTCTCTCTGTTGTCGACCTTAATAATCATTAGTATTTAATAATGTAATAATATCTTATTAAATCATTTTAAAATATAAATATTTTATCCAAAAAATTAATAAATAAATTACTAACTTTAACCCATATTTCCACCAATGGTAGCACGGTAGCCATACTTTTGGGTTTGGATAGTTGTGTTGGGAACGCAAAATAAAGGAATAGTTTGAGGAGCTCTCAATAAGAAAGGTTGACTTGACATGAACCAACCTACGCGAGGGGCAAGACCTGCCTTCTTCGGACCGCCACACGTGTTAGTTCTGTTAACAATTGACGCTTGATTGCGAGCTGATTTACCGCCGGACATATACACCATTTTATAAATTACAATAATATTTTATTTTTTTTAAATGATTAAATTGTTCTAAATATTTAAAAAACTTTAAAAATTTATATTATTTAAACTATATAAAGTCATCTACAATAATACTGTAAATGACCGAAGTCAAAATTGCACACGATGACGATATTATTAGGACAGAAGAAGGATTAATATTTAATCCTTATAACCCTTTAAATGTAAAGATTACATTGTGCGAAGTACAATATATTCTTTCTAAATATAATATACCGCCTATAGTTCATAATATGGCTCTTTATGAACGAGCTTTTGTTCACGAATCTTATACTAAAAGACCGCAATATGAAAATGCCATTCAAAACATTACTATAGTTGAAAAGCCACCAGATTGTATGCCACTTAGCAGCAAATCGAATCAACGTCTTGAGTTTTTAGGTGACGGCGTTCTGGAGTGTGTCACTAAATATTTGCTTTATAGACGGTTTCCTAAAGAAAACGAAGGCTTTATGACAGAAAAAAAAATTGCTATTGTTAAAAATGAAGCTATCGGGAAAATAGCGCTTGAAATGGGGTTGCATAAATGGCTAATCCTATCTAAACACGCAGAGGAGAAAAAAGTCCGCACTAATTTGAAAAAACTTGGCTGTTTATTTGAATCATTTATAGGCGCACTTTTTTTAGATTGTAATAAAATTATCGTTAATGACGAGGAAAATTGGTTTCAAACAATGTTTGTTACTGGTCCTGGATTTCAAATGGCTCAAAAGTTTATAGAAAATGTATTTGAAAAACATATTGATTGGACAGCTCTTATTCAAAATGATGATAATTATAAAAATATACTTCAAGTTAAAATTCAAAAGGAGTTTAAGGTTACTCCTAATTATTTAGAAATACAACACGATAACGAGTTTGGATATAAAATGGGGGTTTATTTATGTTTAGGTCAACAAATTCATAACTTAACATATAACGATGCAGTAGATATTTCATTTTTTCAAAATTTTAAGTCAATTCAAGATTATGTATCTGAAACTGGTAAGGCATTCATATTTATGGGTGAAGGACAACATAAAATTAAGCGCAAGGCTGAGCAAATTGCTTGTAATGAAGCCTTAAAGTATATTGATATTGATGCTAATGAAGAAAAATAAAAATATTTATATATATATATGAAAATATTAATAGTATCAATATATAATGAAACGCCAGCTTATAAAATAATGCTTGATTTACAAAATAAAATTGTAAACAATTGTAAAGATATTGATTTTTATTTTATAACCTTTAATAACACACAAGAAGAAGAATTTGTTATTATTAATAATATATTATACATTAAAGGAGTCGAAAGTTATTTAAGCATAATGGAGAAAACTATTAAGGCATTTAAATATCTTCTTTCTTTATCTAATTATGATTTTATTATTAGAACAAATATTTCTACTATTATAAATTACGACAATTTAATTACTTATTTAAATTCTTTACCGAAGACTAATATATATACTGGAGGAATCATAATGAAGTTAAACTGGATGGATAGAAAATTCGGTATTAATGAAATTACTAATGAAAAATATTCATTACTTGGATTACATTTTGTTTGTGGAACTAGCATTATTTTATCAAATGATGTTGCACAATTTATTTTAGATAATAGTCATTTAATTCATTATAACATAGTTGATGATGTGTCTTTTGGTTTATTTATTAGAGAATATAAACCTGACATATATTCAAATTTATCAGGAAAGAAATGTGGTAAAATAATTTACAATCTTTTTGATAAAGATGCCGTTTTTATTAGAAATAAAATACTTGGTTCAGTAGAATATAAAAATAGAGAAATGGATATTGAGAATATAACAACAATAATAAATACTCTAGTAAAATAATAATAATTTGTATAATTTAAATATATAAATTATATAAGCAATGAATCCTTTAGACGAACTAAAACAAAAATTAATGGTCAAACCAACGGTTGAAGAAAGAGAACGAGTTGCCGTTGTAATTAAAGGAGATAAACCAAAAGTTACTAATAAAAAACGTGTAAATGAAGAACCTGAAGAAGGCGAAGAACCAGAAAAAGGTGAAGAACCAGAAAAAGGCGAAGAACCAGAAAAAGGTGAAGAACCTGAAGAAGTTGTTAAAGGTGAAGCAAAAAGAAAAAAACTTGTTATTGTGGATGAAACACAAAAGGGGTTTGACCGTATGACTCTTCTAAAAAAATTAAAAGAAAGTAAAATGTCTAAGGTTACTATTAAAGACGTTCTTGAAAAACCTCAGGAAAAGGAAGTTGAGCCTATACAACCTTTACCTACTCCAGCAAAAAAAGCTAAAAAAATAGAAGTTGGACAACCTCTTTTAATTGAAGACGAAGAAGGTAATGAAGAATCGCCTGAAGAGTTTGTTCTTCTACCTAAAAAGAAAGTTGCATTTATTGAAGAAGAACCACAACAAGAAGAACAAGTTATACCTATAAAGGTTCCAGAGAAAAAACAAAGAATAACAAAAAAACCGGAAAAAGGTATAGCTATATTAGGACCCGAAACTATTGTTAAAATTGGAGACACCGAGATAACTAGACGTCTTCCTAGAAAAACACCACCAATTTTAATCAAGGTTTCTAATTATTATATGAATAATAGAGAGATTTTCATAAATTTCATTAACTCTTTATTTGAGCCTTATCGTATTGAATTACAAAATGATACTGAGGGCATTTCGTGTGACAATATTGGTAAAACAAATATAGATTTCTCTCTATTAACTCATCAAAAAATTGTTAGAGACTATATGAATCTTTATACTCCTTACCGTGGATTACTTTTATATCATGGTCTAGGTTCTGGAAAAACTTGTACATCTATTGCTATCGCCGAAGGAATGAAAGAATCTAAATGTGTTATTATTATGACTCCCGCTTCATTACAAGCCAATTATAGAGAGGAGCTTAAAAAATGTGGAGACTTATTATACAAAAGAAATCAATATTGGGAATGGATTGATACAAATGAAAATCCAGAAGCGTTAGACCCTATTTCTGCAATTTTAAACTTACCTAGAGAATTTATTCAAAGACACCACGGTGCGTGGTTTGTTAATGTTAAAAAGAAGTCAAATTATGATGTTCTTAGTGATACTCAAAAACAAACATTAGAAGAACAACTAAATGAAATGATAAGACAGAAATATAGATTTATTAACTATAATGGTTTACGTGCTCAGCGTTTAGATGAAATGACTTCTGGATATACTAAAAATATTTTTGATAATTCTGTAGTTGTTATTGATGAAGTACATAATTTTATTAGTAGAATAGTAAATAAATTAAAAAAAGAAAAACCTGTGTCTGGTGAGGAAAAAAGGAAAAAGAAAAAAAAAGACGATGAAACAAAAAAAGACGATGAAACAAAAGAAGACATTTTTGGAGAAGAAGTTCCATTAAATCTTGCAACAAAATTGTATTACATGTTATTAAAAGCTCAAAATGCCAGAATTATTTTATTATCTGGAACACCAGTTATAAATTATCCTAATGAATTTGCAATACTTTTTAATATTTTAAGAGGATATATTAAGACTTGGAAAATCCCTCTTAATGTTCAAACTTCAAAAAAAATAGATAAACAAGCACTTCAGGAAATTTTAATCGGCGTTAAATCGCTAGACTATTTAGATTACTCGCCTTCAAGTAAAATTTTAACTATTACTAAAAATCCCTTTGGATTTAGAAATAAGGTTGGAAGAGAGACGGGATATCAAGGCGTGCAAACTAATTACACTAATAATTCTGGTTTTAACCCAAGTATAATGGACACAAAAGAAAATAAAAAGAAAGCGGATTGCAAAAATGAACAGCTTAAAGTAATTAATGACTCAGAGTACATTTTTTCAGATGATGACTTTGAAAAAAAAATTATAAGCACTTTAAGAAGAAATGAAGTTGAAATAATTCCAGAAGGAATTCAAGTAAAAAATATGAAATCATTGCCTGACAGCTTAGAATTATTTGAAAACCAATATATTGATTTCGAAACAAAAAAAATTAAAAATGTTGATTCATTAAAAAGACGAATTATAGGGTTATCATCTTATTTTAAAAGTGCTCAAGAAAGCTTGCTGCCAAGATATAACAAACAATTGGGTGTCGATTATCATATTATTAGAATGCCTATGAGCGATTATCAATTTAAAATTTATGAGTCTGCTAGAAAAGAAGAGAGAAAAAGTGAAAAAACTAATAAAAAGCAAACAATGGGAGCCTTATTAAAAGAATCTACTTCAACATATCGCATTTTTTCTCGACTTTTTTGCAACTTTGTTATCCCAGAAAGACCAATTCCTGAAAGAAAATCTAAAAAAGAAGACGAAGAAGAAAAAGAAGACAAAGAAGAAAAAGAAAACAACGAAGAAAAAGAAGGAAATTTGGCTTTATTATTAAAAGATGCTGAAAAAAGCGCAACTAAACAAGATTTAACAAATGCGCAAGAAGGTGAGGTTGAAGGCGATGAAATTCTTGATGAAATTGGAGGAATTGATTATAAAATAAGATTAGATAGAGCAATACAACATATTGTAGATAATTCTAACGACTTTTTAACACCAGAAGCACTGCAAACATATAGTCCTAAGTTTTTAAATATGCTTGAAAACATTAAAGACACTGATTATCAAGGGTTGCATTTAGTTTATAGTCAATTTAGAACTGCAGAGGGAATTGGTTTGTTTTGTAAGGTTTTAGATAAAAACGGTTTTGCTAGATTTAAAATTAAAAAAAATGCATCTGGAATTTGGGAAGTTGACATTCGTGAAGTTGATGAAGGAAAACCTGCTTACGCATTATACACTGGAACTGAAACTTCAGAAGAAAAAGAAATTGTAAGACATATTTATAACGGAGAATGGGACGAAATACCTGACAGCATTAGTAATGAATTAAAAAGAAAGTACCGTAATAATAATATGGGTGAAGTAGTCAAGGTTTTTATGATTACGTCATCCGGTTCAGAAGGCATCAACTTGAGAAACACCAGATATGTTCATATTATGGAACCATATTGGCATCCAGTTCGTCTAGAACAAGTTATTGGTCGCGCTAGACGTATTTGCAGTCATAAAGATTTACCCAAAGCTCTCCAAACAGTAGAAGTATTTGTATACTTAATGATTTTCTCTCCAGAACAATTAAAGTCTGACGAAGCTATAGAATTAAAAAGGAAAGATTTGAGCAAAGCTATTCCTAAGTTGCCTCAAACTAGTGACCAATATTTGTATGAAATTTCTGAAATTAAGGCTAACTTAACTGCACAACTTACTGATGCTATTAAAGAATCATCTATTGATTGCTATATTTATTCTAACGGAAAATGTGTTAATTTTGGGGACCCTACAAATAACAAATTCTCATATGTGCCTGATTATTCTCAACAACAAAATGATACTACTGTTCAAGCTAATAAGGTTGCGCTTGAATGGGTTGGTAAAACAATTGAACTAAATGGTGTTAAATATGTATATCGCAGAATTAATCAAAATTTGCTTAACATTTATGACTTTGCTAGCTATGAAGCTGCATTAGAAGACCCTAAAAATATCCCATTAATAATTGGAACATTATCAACAAATGAAAGAGGAGAACAAGTATTCGAACAGTTAGTAACATAATGAAATAACTGCTTCAATTAGTGTTTTTTCATCATCAGACAAATCATTGAAACTACTAACTCCTTGACCTACACTTGCAATTGATTTATTATGGTAAATTTCCAATTTATTTACTATACTTTTTAATATTTTTGCTAGTTTTTTTTCTTTAAATATAACGTATTTTAACGCAAATCTATTAAGTTTATAATTTAATGTGTAATTTTTATTTACCGAACTGCTTATTACAATATTAAAAAAATTTAAAAAAAGGAAAAAAATGATTATATTCATTATATAAACGTATAATAATTTATTTATTACAATTAAATTTTAACCAAAATAATGCTTAATTTATTGTTAATCCTTTTAAAAAATCTTGCATTTTTGTCATTTCTTCTTGTATTTCACTTAAGCGTTTTGTTAAAGCTAAAATATTTTTTTGTGTTTCTTCATTGTTATCCTGTTTCGACTCTACTCGTTTCAACTTTTTAAATATATTTTGTTCAATTAAATTATCATTATTTATAATTTCATTTTCTTCAAATTCTTTTGTTGCATTTTCGCCCCACGTCACGCTTCTTTTTGGTTCAAATGTATTAAAACCAATTTCTTCATTTTCTATTTTTAAATATTTCAATTTACTATTTGCATTTGTATTAGATTTTTCTTGTTTTAAATTATTTTGAAATTTTTCATTTTTAATTGAAGTTTCTTGCGGTTTTAGCCAAGCATCATCCTGTATTTGTGAATTAAATCCTCTGTTTATTTGCTCAACCTCATAATTACGCTGAGCTGTCATTTCTTTTATTATTTTTGCCATTTCTGTTATTGGGGTCTCTTCAAGTTTATCATTAAAATCAAGAACAGGTGGTACTTTTAATGTCATTGCGTTTGTAAAATCTTCTTGATATCTAGATAAATCTTTTTCAAACTGACTTTTCCTATCATTTTGAATTTCTTCATATGTAATTAAATTTTTTTGATTAGTAGGTGATATTTCTTCAAGGATTGTTATTTTACTAGGTTGTTGAGGATAATTTTTTTTTATAAAGCTTAACATTAAAAGAATATATTTTTTATTAACATCAATTAAAGAATTGTTTTGTAATATTTCGTTATTATAAAATCCTTTTAAATTATTTGTAAAAACTTCTGAAATTTTTGTCTGACCATCTCTACTCAAAAACTTAAAAATATCTTCATCACTTATAACGTCCCAAATCATAGAAATGTTCTGTTTTGTTAAAAAATTAGAAATATTCATAGATATAAATATGTATAATTTATATTTATGTAATTATACGAAAAATAATAATTTTATTTAAATCGAATCATTAAAGTATATATGTCTAAATTTATTCATGTATGCGTCTTTTAAGATATGAGTTTTCAAATAATGTTCTGTGATTTTATCTTCTAACATATGCACAATAAAATATAGAGAGTAAATACCGCATTCAGTATTTCCATATTGATGTTCAATTCCTTCATTGCTGTCAACTTTAAATACAATTTTTTGTTTTAAGTTTAACCCTTGCTCTTTTATTCTATCAATAAGAGCTTGTATTTGAGGAACTGGTTTATCTCCAGTGCTATCAAAAAAGAATATTGTTTTCTTTTTTATATTAATAAACATTGATATCCAATGTTGACCAGGTTTGTTATGAGGGTCTGTGTTAAATGTAATCCCAATCTTTGTTTTACCATTTTTGATTTGGTCTTTTAAACTAAAATTACATAATTCGTCCCAAACGCATTCACCGTACAATTTTCTAGTATCAAAATCAATTGGCGACGGACCAATAAAATCAAAACATTTATATGCTTTTTCATACTGTCTCATAACCTTAATGATATCTTCACTTGAAAGCCACTCGTTTGGATTTTTTTTCCATTCAGGCGGAGACTCTGGTGCAAAAGAATCAGCCATATCACTACTAATAGGACCAAATTCTGCTTTTTGCTTTAACCAACAAGACTCCTTATTACATAAGCTACTAAGCTTTTCAGTTAATAAACGATGAATTTCTTTTGGAGAGTTTGAATTCATTTTTACATCTGGATGTCTAGCGTTCCATAAGTCTCTTAATTTATACAATGACTCATTTGTATAACAAGTAAAATTATTCATTTTTTCTTTTGGCTTTGGACTACAGTTTATTTTTTTTAAAGACCTACCGCCTCTTGCCGCTTTATTTTTCAATTTCTTTTTTTGAGTTGACGACGCCCTCATTCTTATTTTTTGTTTCATTGTCTTCATATAAATTATTAATATTATTCTTTTTCAATCCCTTAATTTTTAAATTAGGGTCTTTTAAGTTTATTTCTTTTTGTTTTGGTAATATAATTTCATCTTTTTTTTTAATAAGTGTTTTTTTAACATATTTATCTAAAGTAGGAACATCCGTTTTAATTTTACGCATTAGAAGTTTATCTGCCTCATCATTTGTTGTAATATTTGATGATATATCTTGTGTAGGCGTAGGTTCTGAAATTTCCATATTATTATATTCTGATTGTATTATATCATTATTATCTATTGTCTTGAAATAATGTATTGCAGAATTTAAAAAATTGTCATACGCATATTTTACATCTGGTAATAAATCTGTTGGAGAGTTACTAGATATAATTTCTTTAAATAAATTAAAAATTCGTTTTCGATAAAATTTTATATCCTCTTTATTTAATTGTTTGGATTTTTTACTCCTTACGTATTTATTAAACATTTCTTTATTTAATAGACAATCTAAAGTAACTTGGTTTACAAAAGCTTCTGACATTATAATATTTTACATTAAGATAAATATTATATTATTTATACTTTAATTACATTGAGGCGTTAAATCTTTTATCTGAGTTCTAGTGCTATTCATAAACATATTATAACCTATTGACTTATCATCAGGATTAGGATTAAAACTTGAAAATCTGTTTTCAGCAAATAACAAATCGTGAGGATTTGGTTGTGTTTTTGTTTTAAAAGTATAGTCATATAAATCACTTGTACTATTGGGGACATAAACAGATTGACTGCATTTTTGTAGCGCGTATATTTGATTTCTTAAAACAGATTCTGTATTTATATTTGATGCAAAACCAGACCAAGGAGATTCAGTATTTCCCGGATTAAATGTAGAGTGCACATTATAAGTTGGCATTTGGTTTAGTTTTACATTTGTTTGTTTTCTTGGGTCTACAATTGGCAAATACGAGTATTTTGTCATTACAGGACGAACATCTAAATAAGGTTGTAACATTTGTGAAGGAATATTTCTATCATAAATTCTCTTATTTGTTTGTTCTTGCATTTTTGAATTACAAATAGAACTTTCAGCATATTGACTATCCATTGATATAAATATATATTATTATTTTAAACATTATTTTTAAAAAGTATAAAGATTATAAAATATATAATATATTAATTATGTGCGGCATTTTTGCTCTTCTAAATCAACGAAATATTAGCTATAATGAAATTGAAAATGAGTTTATGAAAGGACAAAATAGAGGCCCAGAGTTTTCTAAATTAGAATTTAATTATATGAAAATGGTTCTAGGTTTCCATAGATTAGCTATTAATGGATTAAATTCTGAATCCAATCAACCGATAGTTATTAACGATATTGTATTAATATGCAATGGTGAAATTTATAACTATAAAAAATTGTACGAGCAAATGAATGTCGTTCCTGTTACTGGTTCTGATTGCGAAGTTATTATTCATTTATACCTTAAATATGGAATTGAACAAACTCTTGTTATGTTAGACGGGGTTTTTGCTTTTATTTTGTATGACAATCGTATTACTGATGACCTTAATAATAAAGTTTATATAGCTCGTGACCCATTAGGCGTTAGGCCATTGTACTACTTGAAAAATTCAAGTGATAATTATAATTTGTATAATTTGTTTGGTTTTGCTTCAGAGTTAAAATGTCTTGAAAAATTTTACAACACAAATACTTATCATTATTCTATCGAACAATTTACACCTGGCACCTATACCGCTTTTAATTTGTCTAATAAAGTACATTCTAGTTGGAAACCTATAAAAGAAAATATTCCTTACTATATTCCAACATTTTCTTATACTACAGGAATACCTGGATGGATAGTAAATTCATCTTCAAATGAAACAATATACGGGGTATTTGCGAATACCTTAGCTTATTGTTTGCGTAGCGCTGTTAATAAACGTTGTTTAACTACTGAAAGGCCTATTGCTTGTTTACTATCTGGCGGTCTTGATAGCAGTTTAATTTCCGCATTAGTTTCTGACTATTATAGAATTAACAATGTAGATAAACCACTAGAAACTTACAGTATTGGTTTACCAGATTCTGAAGACCTTAAATATGCTCGCATTGTTGCAGATTGGATTGGTAGCAAACATACTGAAATTATTGTTACTGAAAAAGAAATGGTTGATTCTATTCCTGAGGTTATTCAAGCGATTGAAAGTTATGATACGACAACTGTAAGAGCGAGTATTGGCAATTATCTTTTGGGTAAATATATCGCGGCAAATTCTGAAGCTAAAGTAATTTTTAATGGCGACGGTTCCGATGAGTTGCTAGGAGGTTATCTTTATATGGGTAAATGTCCAGACGACATTGAATTTGATAAGGAAACAAGAAGACTACTTAAAGACATTCATTTATTTGATGTTTTACGTTCAGATAAATCTATTTCTTCAAATGGTCTTGAACCTCGCACACCATTTTTAGACCGTAATTTTGTAAATTTCGTATTATCTATCCCACCCTTCTATAGAAATCATAAAAATTTTGATGTTGCTGAAAAAAATATTTTGAGACAAGGATTTAAATACGATAACACGTGTGATTGTGCCGAGTTTTTATCTTTTAAAGATAGCAGAGGAAAACAGCTTTTACCTGACGAAATTTTGTATAGAAAAAAGGAAGCGTTTAGCGATGGCGTTAGCTCTCACGGTCGTTCGCTTTACGTAATACTTCAAGAATTTATTTCGTTTCATTTAAATATTGAAGAAACAACAGATAAATATACACCTTGCATCGAAACAGAAAAATATTATTATAAAAAATTATTTGATAGTTTTTATCCTAATTGTTCAAACATTTTACCGTATTTTTGGATGCCTAAGTATACAGATGCAAAAGACCCCAGCGCAAGAACTTTGACATTTTACAAAAAAGATGATGCGTAATTTTTTTGTCTAACAATAATATAAATGTTCAGTGAAAAGTTAAATTCAATTCAAGAGAGATTTGTTAATATATTTATTATTTTTTCCTATGTTATAATTTTTATTTCGTTTTTTGGGTTTTCCAATTCCGCTCCTCAATATCTAGAAAACGTCGATTATTATTTTAAAATTTACATTTGCTTATTTTTAATTTGGCGTTTTAACCCATTTAGAACGGTTTATAAGTTTACAGATTTAGACCGCAAAATAGCATTTAATGCTGGATTGTTTATACTAACAACCACAGCATTAAATAAGTATTTAGTTGAAGCGCAGGAAAAGGTAAAAAAAATTATTATGACCAATCGATAGAAATTCTAATAGTTGTTAAATCTAAACCGACTGAACTAACATTGATAATGCTATCAGGAAATATTCTTTTTAAGTCACCTAATGTTTCGCTTTTTACCCATTCATTACTATAACATTTATTTATATCAGTATTTTGATAAAATATAGTTGTGTTTCCTTCTTTAGCTTTAGAAATTACTAATCGTTTCATATGTTGCACCAAAGTTTCAATACATTTGTTTTGTTGAATACAAATTTCTTCTTCATATAAATGTTTTAAATCACTTTTCGTAAAGACAGACATAATTTATATTTTTTTTTGTTTTTAAATACTTTTAATAATATTTTAAAATACTTTTAATAATATTTTAAAATACATAGTTCCTTTTGGTTTTATTTTTAACAAACCGTTTACTTACAGTTTTGGTTTTATTTTTATTAAAAAAATCCTGCAAATGAGTAATTATTTGTTTTCCAAGTATTTTATCAATTTCATATTCTTTTAAATCTTTATCTATAATGCTGTATTTATACCTTTTAATCTCAGCTATAATAATTTCATCAAAATCATTATCATCTGCAATTATTTTTTTACCAATATCACTTTCTTTAAACTTTGATAACATATACTCGAATTTTAAATCGTAATAATAAGGCTTAATATTTATATAATATATATTATCGTTTGTCATTTCAGGATAAAAACTATCATCTATAAAACATATCTCGGCATTTTTGGGAATTTTTGTGCATTTTATAAAATCATTGTGGCTTTTATTGTGCGATGTTCTGCAAATTTCTAAACGTTTACCATTTACTTTTAATGCTGCTACTATTTGGTCTATTAACTTAAAATTTATTTTATTCTCAAAATATGATATTATATAGTTAGACCATTCAATCGGTCCTTGATTATTCGTATATATCATCATTTTATGACAACATTTTGATTGTTTTTTATTTTTCAAATAAAACAAAATATTAATAATATTTGGTCTAATAAATTCTGGAAATAAATCTAAAGTAACATTAAAATCTTCTTGAGTTAATTCTTTTTTATTCTTTATTTGCACAAATTTATTAAGACTATCCCAAAAAATTCCATATTCAGTAAAATACCCTAATGTTTCATCTAAATCAAAAACTACTATTTTCATCACTAATATATGTTTAGTTTTTAGATTTATAAAAATATTTAAATATATAAATATTTTTTATTTTATATTTCAATATTATAGGAATCTATGTCTGAATTAACTAATAATGATTATAAACAAATTCTAGAATATTATAAAAAACCTATCCCTAAATCTAGACGATTATTAAAAAATAATGCTGAACAAATATTATCAGAAAAGCTCTGCAAGTGCATTAAAAAGATAGAACCCGAAAATGAAGCACGCTCAATTGGAATATGTACTAAAACTATTTTTAATCGTAAGGGTTATACTAGAGGCAAATTTAAATGTAGAGGAAAAAGAGCTATTACAGTAAAAAAAACAATTAAAAGACGTAAATAGACATTTAAATTTCTATTATTATATTATAATGACTTATTATGATATAATTATTATTGGTAGTGGAATTTCGGGTTTATATAGTGCTTATAATATTAAAAAAAACTCACCAACTGTTACATTTTTAATTCTTGAAAAATATAAAAAACAATGGATAGGCGGAAGAACTAGCAATGATATATTTTACGGACAAGAAATTGTTACTGGTGCTGGAATTGGAAGAAAAGCAAAAGACAAAATGCTTTTTAACTTGCTTAAAGAATTTAATTTAGATGCAAAAGAATTTAAAATAAGTCCTAAATATTCACAATTAATTCATCCTGTAAATATTACTGAAACATTAGAATATCTCAAAAATGAATTTAAAAAGTACAAAGGAATGCCAATTACTTTTAAAAAATTTGCTGAAAATATTTTAGGCGCTGCAAAGTATAAAAAATTTTTAATTACATCTGGTTATACTGACTACGAAAATGAGGATGCTTATGAAACATTATATAACTATGGAATGGAAGATAATAATTTTTCTTGGAAAGCATTTAATGTGCCTTGGAAGTTATTGATTTTTAAATTAGCTCATTTTATAGGAGAAAAACATTTTAAGTTCTCTAATAGTGTTAATAAAATTAATAAAATTCAAGATAATCCTTGCAAGTTTTTAGTTGAAACCGAAAATGGAATTAAATATACTTGTAATAAAGTAATTGTAGCTACAACTATTACTTCAATTAGAAAATTATTTTCAAATAAGCAAATTTATAATGATATTGAAGGTCAACCATTTTCAAGAATTTATGGAAAATTTACTAAAAAATCAATACCAGTTATGAAGGAATATGTAAATGGAATTACAATTGTGCCTGGACCATTACAAAAAATAATACCTATAAACCAAGATAAAGGCGTTTATATGATTGCTTATAATGATAATAATAATACAATTATTTTAAAAAATCATCTAGAAAATACTCAAGAAAATAGAGAACTTTATTGCAAGTTGCTTGAAAAATCATTAGGAATTCCCAGTGAATCACTACAATTAGCGGCTATTAAAGATTATTACTGGCCAATAGGAACTCATTATTATAAACCACTTAACACAAAAATATACCATAATAGAGATGAATTTATTGAAAAGGCACAACACCCTGAAACTGGAATACTAGTTGTAGGTGAAGTTGTCAGTCATAATCAAGGATGGACTGAAGGAGCTTTGGACAGTGTAAAAGCTGTTCTAACCAAAAAATGGATTAAAGATGAATGTTAATTATTCTGAAGTGACTTAACTAAATAATAACTATGATAACCAATTGCAGCAAAACCCAACATTAAAAGTAATTCATAACATAATCTAGGGGTTTTCTCTCTGTAGTAACCAATATAAATTAAAATTGGACCAATAATAAATATGTGAAATAAATTTACCCAATAACCCTTTCCTAGAGTTATATATCTATAAACCTTAAAAATATGGTAAAGTATTATAATTATTCCTAAATAAAATAAAACAGTGTAAATTAGCGGTTGTATTTTATCTCTATAAATTCCTACGTATAGAAATAATGACCCTACTATTAATATATGAAATAGATATACTAAACTATGGCTATCCATTATATATTTAAATAAATATTTTCTTATTTAAGTATATAATGGATACTTCAAAGTTTAACTATAAAAGTAATGAGTCAAAACAAATGGGGGGAACTAAAATTGTGCGTAAAGTTTCTATACATAATGGAAAAGGTTATAAAAGTTTAACAAAATATAGAAATGGAAAAAAAATTGGAACATCAAAAAAGTCTATAAATAAAGGGCACGTTCAGCTTATTAAGTCAGGAAAATTTATTCCTGGACTATTTGCGGAATGTAAGTGTAGGGATAAAACTTGTAAAAATAGAAAATAGAAAATAATATAAAGGTATATTTATAATTATATAACTATGAATATACAATTTGAAGAAAAGGATTTGTTTAATGATAATAGTTTATTTGAACAATCAAAAGTAACTATTACGGTTCAAAGACGCAATGGAAAAAAATGCATTACTACAATAATAGGGATGGCAACAGACTTAGATTTACCGAAAATTGTATCTTATTTTAAAAAAACATATAGTTGCAACGGTTCTATTTTAAAAGATGAAAAATATGGCGAAGTAATTACACTATCTGGTGACCAAAAAGATAATATGTATAATTTTCTTATTAATGAAGAAATCAATAAGAGAGAAGATATTATAGTAAAAGGCGTCTAAATAATTATTCTTTTGTAATGAAATAATTCAAAATCTTCAAAAAACAGTTCATTTATTTTTTGAATTGTTTTTTTCTCAAATACTATATTTTCGGCTCCGGTTTTATTTGAAACGTTTTCTTTTTTTTGAACATGTAAAATTTTATCAAACCCTATTTCATTTAATATAATTCGAAAATCGTCTTCTAAACTTTCAAATTTACCTATTAAATCTACACCACAACTACCATCTATATCTTTTATTTGATTAAATTGCGTCATAAATATGTGACCAAATTCTATATCAGAAACATAATATTTGTTTATACATAAATAACTATATAATTCTGATTTAAGATTTAAAATAATATCAAAATGTTTCCAACCCGACAAGGCTCTTGAATAAGGATTTCTAATAAAGCAAAATTTTTTATATGTTTTCCATTTATTTTCATCCATATTCATTTTACCATTTAAAAAATCACTTGTTTTGCAATAAGCTAAAGTTCCCACTAGTTTATTAAAAAACGAATTATCATATTTTGGATTTCCAGTTTTTACATTTTTAAAATAATAAGTCTTGCAACATAACTCGTGGTCTGGTCGACGATTATTTATTAATGACAAATAACTAGTAAACCCATAATACTTTACTAGAGTTGGACCAATATAACTTCCTCCGGTTTTTGGAATATGAATAAATATTGCTTGTTTATCGTGATTAATATATATCATTGTCTAATTTAAAGTATTTTATTTTTTTATATATTTTTCGTTATAACCAATTACCTTAACTAAATATGTATTATTCTCTCTACTCTTAATTTCAGATTGGTCTACTATATTTGATTTATCTAAAATAACATACTTAGGGTTAAAAACAATTAAATTATTTCTTAACATATTTTTTAGAAATAATTTATTTTACATATATTAACACTTAAAATTACGATTAATACTTGAATACACTATTATAACGCTCTTTATCACTTAATTTTGTTCTCTTTCCTAAAAATTCAAGATATTTTTTTGATATATTATATTGTTCAGGTTTTTTATTTTTTAATACTTCTAAACGTACTTTCATAATCATACCTACTTGCCAAATACGTTTATGTGTATACTTTTTATCCTTATACAATTTTTCAAGTTTATCAATTGTATTTTTTACGTCTTCTATTGTTGCATATTTAATATGAATTGTGTCTTTTGGGTTTTTATCTATATAAACGTCAAATGATTTCTTTGGATTGTTAGAATTGTATAAAAATTTTTTTTTTGTTTTATTTTTTTGTTTTATTTTTTTGTTTATTGTTTTCATAATATAATTATAGAAATAAACTAAATATATAAACTAAATATATAAACTAAATATATAAACTAAATATATAAACTCATTTTGACAAATGGTCTAAAGCAGATAATAAAACTAACTCTTGGTTTGTTAGCTTTTGAAATATCAGATTTTTATCCATTTGAATTTGAAAATGTTTCGTCTGAAAACCATAGTTTTTACATATGCAGCTAACACCATTATCTGTTATTTTAAGTTCACAAAATATTGCTCCTTTTGTTAAATGAATATTATTTGGGTCTTCAATTGGTATCCAACGAATATAAGTACCATATTTTAAATCATTCATTTCATCAACATACTTATAATCGTTTAACTTACGTAATAAGTCTAATGTATCTTTTTTAGAGAGATTAAGTTCTTTTAAAATATTCAAATTCATTTCTCTCATTTTTTCGGTTGTAAAATTTAATAGATTTTCATTTGTTTCATCATCCAATGCTTGTAATAGTTTATTTACGTCCATATGATAATATATAAATTATAATATCATATTTTTATTAAGTTTAAAGATTAATATTTAATATTTTACCAAGAGCTACCAAAACCACCACCTAACACTGAATTTGCAGCCATTGGTTCCATTGGTCCCATACTCTCTGTTTGTCCAGGAGTAGCAGCTCCCACTAATGGTGTATTATCTTGTCTGTACATTGCGTTATAATTTGGAAGCTGTTGCGACTGCATTGTTGCGTCATTTCCATATTGAACATCGTTTGTTGGTAAAGAACTAATGGCTGTTCCATCAGTATACAATGATTGGTTCGCTGCAGCATTGTTCATCATTTGACCAGTTATTTGTCCTGATATTGGTTGAGATACCTTTACTGTACCATTTTTTCCTTTAGTATTTTTCTTTTTATCCGGGGTACCATTCCATAAGTCCATTAAACGTTCTACTAAAATATTTACTTTCTCTCCAAGCTTTGTTTGCAAGCTCATTGTTATCATTAAAATTGCTAAAATTATATAAACTACGTTAAAATCAGGGTATTTTGTTTTACTGTATGTTGGAATAAATGTAATTATTCTATGAATAATCAATAATCCCATAAATGTAACAATAATTTGAATAATTATTTCGGCGCTTACTTCTAAACTACTTTTTTTATCATCCGATTCAGGAACATATTTTCCTATAGTTTTATTTAAAACTATAATCGGGATTATAGCTATTAAAGCATACTGGATAATATTTAAAATTTCTGATTTTGAATCATCATCAAAATTAAAAACGTGTTTAAAGAAACCTTTATTTGATTCGTCTGAAGTGTCCATATATCCTATAGGGTATAATAAGAAATTAAAAATTTATATAAAATCTTTTATTTTCTATTTATAATAATGAAACAAACATTAATTCTAACTAATGTTTCTAACAATATATTTAATAACTTATTGTCAAAAAGCCACAAAGAATATTAGTATTTAAATATTATAAAAAATGGATTCTGGGAAGAAGGTAGAAATGGTAAGCCTAAAAGCATTTTAGTGATATGATGTGTTTTTCTCTAAAGGAATGCATAATTCCTTTAAAAAAACAGATTAGAAACCTTGTGTAAAAGAAATATTTTGGTTTATTTGTCGTGAAACAGATAACAAAATATTACAACAACAAAATATTACAACAACAAAATGTTCATATTTGGGGTGCAAATAGTTCTAGAGAATTTTTAGTATTTTGACGTTTTTCTTTTAGGAATTGTTTTTATCTATTATTTTCATATAAAAAAGATTGATATGCGTAAGTAATTTAAAAACAAATTGTATATAATTATTATTAAAATGAGTAGTAGTTCAAGATCTATAGCTGCAGCTAGAGCAAGACGCGCTGGCGAACCAGCACCTCCTGTGAGTGGAACTAGACCTGGCACATCTATTAATTCTCACGCCGCATTTGCTCCACAAATGCAACAACCATATCAACAACAACCATATCAACAACAACCATATCAACAACAACCTCCTTCTAATGTTAGAGTTCCTAGAGGACAACCACCAATGCCTCCACAAATGCAACAACAAATGCAACAACAAATGTCTCAACAAATGCAACAAAATCCTGCAAACGGCTTACCTTTTTCTAAGCTTAGCATTTCTGATGCAATAGGATTAATTACATTACGTTTAGGCCGCGTAGAACAATTTATTATTGACGTTGAAAATGGTGAAACTAGTTTGAATGTTTCGCCACACGAATTATCAATTCCTGAAAACTCAAAAGTAATTGATACAAGTGTGTTAACAAATATTGTTACTAGACTTGATTCCCTTGAAAAGAAAGAAACTGGAACAGGCAACAGTGAGCAAGTAACAAAAATAAATGAGGAAATCGCAAGCATTGGGTTGCAAGTAAGAAATTTAAATGAAGAAATTAATAAGGCTAATTTATTAAAAGCACAAAATAGCGAAAAAGTTTTTAAATTGGATAGAGACCTTATTGAAATTAAAGATTTATTAATAAGTTTAGTACTCAAACTTGACTTACATATTCAAGAAACTAATGAAAAATTTTGCGACTATGAATATGCTATAGGTGAAATTGAAAAAAATATTCCTCAAACCCCAGTTAGCGAAACGGTTTTAAATAGTGAAAATATGGGTTTTTCACTACAGGAACAAGAACAAGATAATTCTGCTATTTTATCAGTTGATTTAAAAAATATTATTAAACAAGAGTTAGCTAATGTTTAATTTAATTAAAATATATTAAATACAACACCTGTTATATAATTATGAAGGTAATTATCACTAATAAACATAAAAAAGATTTATTTGTAGCGTTGTTTCAAATTCTTAAAAATTGTTCAACCCTTGTAAATGTCAATTTTAAAAAGGATATGTTACATATACAAGGAATGGATAAATCGCATATTTGTCTTTTTAACGTTATTATTCAAACAGTTTGGTTTGATGAATATGACGTTGAAGAAGACACTAATATTTGTATAGACTCAAATATTTTTCATATGATAATAAGTAACAAAAATGATGGCTTAAATATAGTTATACGTTCTGAATCAGAAGATAATTTAAACGTTGACTTATTTTCTGATGAACACTCTAAGGGCGAATTTAATAAGTATTTTAAAATACCTTTAGCAGATTTTGATTATGAAGAAATGGAAGTTCCAAATGTTGAGTATGATGCCGAATTTTCTATATCATCTAAAAAAATTTGCGATATTGTTTCGCAAATGATTATGTTTGGTACCGATATAAACATTAAATGTAGTGAAGAAAAAATTAACTTAATTACTAATGGTGTTACAGGAGAAATGCTTGTTAATATTCCAATTGAAGATTTAACTGAATATTCTATTATTGAAGGAGAGGCTGTTAACCTAAATTACAGCTTAAGCTATATTAACAAAATGTGTTTAACAAATAAATTATCGAGCGAAATTCAATTTTCTATAAGCGCTGATTTTCCTATGAAAATTAGTTATGATTTAGGAGATGACAGTTCTATTGTATTTTATATTGCTCCTAAAATGACTGATTAACTTCGTTCCAGTTAGTAGAAATTATTATTATTTTTATTTAAGATTACAATGAAAATAATAATTGGCATTTTTATATTTTGTTTGGTGTTATTTATTTATTTACACATTCAGTTTCATTTAAGAACCGGAGAAGACCTTGAAATGTATGAAGTAGACCAGCCTTCTAAGGATAAATTAGAAGAAATATGCGACTTAAGACAACCGGTTTTGTTCGACTTTGATTCACAAAAAATAACAGAAGCTACGAATAAAACATATATAACAAATAACTATCACGCTTTTGAAATTAAAATTAGAAATTCAAATGAAACTGAAACTGACATCGAATTATATATGCCGCTTCCGTTGCATTCAGCAAACAAATTATTTGACGAAGATAAAACGTCTTCTTATTTTTCTGAAAATAATACTGATTTTTTAGAAGAAACCGGAATTATCAAAAATTTCAGATATAACGATGAATTCTTAAGACCATATATGGTATCAAACTGCAATTATGATATTATGACAGGTAGCGCCCAAACTTGCACTCCATTTAGATATGAAATTAATTACAGAAATTACTTTTTATTGACACAGGGCGGCGCTCAAATTAAAATGGCACCTCCTCATAGTACTAAATACCTTTATCCGAACTATGATTACGAAAATTTTGAATTTAGGTCTCCGGTTAACCCTTGGGCACCTCAACCAAAATATAAAGCTGATTTTGATAAAATTAAATGCCTCGAATTTACTTTAACTCCTGGTAAAACATTATTTATTCCATCTTATTGGTGGTATAGTATTAAATTTAATACCTCGAATACAAGCATTTCTTCTTTTAATTATAGAACTTATATGAATAATATTGCTATTACACCATATATAGCTTTACACGCTTTGCAAATTCAAAATGTCAAAAGAAATGTTGCCAAGAAAGTAAGTATTAATGAGTTGAATAATCAAACATATGAAATTAACAACAATTTAGATAACGAAACATCTGAAAATAACCCAAAAAATGAAATAAATAACACCGAACCTCTAGGTACAAATATTAATAATTTACCTGAACCAGAACCTACATCATTGAATGAACCAATCGGAACCAATATTAATGATATAAATTAATATTTTACTTGGTTAATATATGAAGTCGTTTAAAAACTTATTTTCTCTCTTTAAGTCTTCTAAAACAAAACGTAAAAAAACAAAAAACAAAAGAATCCGACATAAAAAACGTGTTTCTAGGCGTAGTTACTTTATGAAAGGTGGCTGAGGCGAACCTATGGCTCCTATGGCTCCTGGAGTAATGAAAGGTGGCTGAGGAGGAGCTGTCGTTTCCGTGCCTTCTATTTAAAAGCGCGGAAACCTATAACAACTTTTTAAATAAAAAATACTTTATAGGATGACAAAAATTACTTACAATGTGTAGGAAGTTTTTCGAATTATAATTTATTTTTTATTTTACACAATTTTAACCCTGTTTAGATTTAAAATATTTTTTTAGTATATATGTCTAAAACTAAAAAATATAATAAAAAATCTGGAACTAAAAAAAATAACAAAAAATCTAGAACTTTTAGAAAAAAAACACTATCTGGAGGGCAGGATAATTTCGTTAAAAAATTAAGAGAAAGAACTAGAACTAGAACAAATAGATATTCTACTCCTGAAGGAAGGATAATAAAACGAACAATAAATCCAAATGGTCCAATCAGATTTAATAGGTCAGGTAGAAGCTATGTCGCTCCTACTTGGGAAGAAAATGGATACATAACTGACAATAATTTTGGACCAAGTCAAGAAGGACTTTATGCGGGACCTAGTATAAAATATGGAACAATGGGAGCCGCAATTCCACACGGAAAAGACGGCAAAATTTTATATACAACTGGAGATGTTTATACCGGAGATTTTGTTAAAGGAAAACGTGAAGGAACCGGTAAATTAACAATTAAAGAAGGACCTACATATGAAGGCGATTGGAAAGACGATAAATTTGTAGAATTTACAGATTGGAAAAATGCAAATAAAAATAATTCAAAAACAGTATTATAGAACCAAGTAATATAAAATTTATATTAAATTTTAAATTCATCAAATTTATAGTTAATTTCAGGCAAATAAGTAACAATATTTGTAATATCAGTTCTGCAAAATGCGCATCTTGGGCTGCAAGATTTTATAGTTCTTATTAAACAGTCGCTACAAAACTCGTGACCACAATTTAATTTTGTAAATTTGTCTTTTTCAAAATTTTCAAAACATATAGAACAGTCGCATTTTTCATATTGTTCTTTTTTTTCCAATGTTTCCACCGTTGTTGTAAAAGTGTATTTTACAATTTGAGAATTTATATTTAATAATCTATTAATTAACAGTTGTGAAATATTTTCGTTGCTATAACCAGATAACATTAATATTCCTGCTAGAGCTAATATGCCATTTTCTGTAACATTCATTTCATCTTCAGTTGAAAAGGGAATAAAGTCGTCGCTTTCTTCTTCATAGTATTGATTAAATATGTATTTTTTTATTGAGTCTATGCATTGCTGAAAACTGCTTCTCAATGTGCATTTGCATTTACGGATAGCAAATGATTTTACAAGCAGTGGAGACTCCAAATATTTATCTGATAACCATTGATTAAACCTATAAACTGACTCTTCCGTTATTTCAAACAATAATCTTCTGTTTACACAATCTAATTCAAAATTGCTTATACGTACATCATTGCACAAGTTTACCGTATGACCTTGTTGTCTACAAAATGAACAACATCTTGTCCTTGCAATTGCTCTTAAATTATTTACTCTATTTGTTGGAATAGAAACAGTTGTATTTCTATTTTCGGCGTTAATATCACTGCTCATTTTTAAATAAGTTTTTATTTATTTTATGTTTTTAAAATACATACAATAAATATTTTATCTCAATTTTTTTTATTAATAAATTTTTTTAATTCTTGTACACCTTACCTCATATAATATTTATTATACCTTTATACATTGTTTTGTTAATTATAACAATAATTACTAGTTAAAGATATAAGCATACCTACATATATCTAGAGGCTTAATGAAACAATACAAGCTATATGTAAATGATATGAACTATTCCTCGTGGCAAATATTTGAAATGTTAAATTTTAACAAAGTTGAATTAAATATCAACCCAATTGAGTCTAAATTATTTTCCAATGATGTATTTGACGTAGATGAAAATAATGCAGTAAACCTAATACATTCAACTGTTCGGTTAGGGCCGCCTATGCCTGGTGTTCTTGTTGTAGCTGGAAATAAAACGTATGGACGACAACATAAGCTTGTAGAAGGACAAACATACACAAAAAAACGCAACGAAATTGCACGTGGTAAATTATTATATAAATGTATTCCTGATGATACTAGACTACCTTCATTTTTAATACCTTATGAAATTAAACATATTGGCTTTTCTAAAGTTATAAAGAATTTATACGTTACGTTTACATTCAGCGAATGGAATGATAAACATCCACGTGGTAAGCTCGATAATGTTATTGGACCTGTTGATGTACTTGATAATTTTTATGAATATCAATTATATTGCAAAAGTTTAAACGCGTCAATACAAAAATTTCAAAAAGATACATCCAAAGCTATCGAAACTAGGTCACACGAGGGACTCATTGAAAGTATTAAGTTAAAATATCCTCTTATTGAAGACCGTACTGACCAAAAATTTTGGCATATTATTACAATTGACCCTCCAAATAGTCAGGATTTTGATGACGGGTTTAGTATCATTAAAAGGGATGATGGTATACAGCAATTAAGTATATACATATCCAATGTTACTATTTGGATGGATGTTCTCAATTTATGGGACTCATTTTCACGTCGTATTTCTACAATTTATTTGCCGGATAAAAAGCGTCCTATGTTGCCAACTATTCTATCCGAGTGTTTGTGTAGTTTACAAGAAAACGTTACCAGAATCGCTTTCGTTATAGATATTTTTATTAAAAATAATGGAATCATAGATATAAAATATTGTAATAGTTTTATAAAAGTATTCAAAAATTACTGCTATGAAGAACCCAAGTTACTAGGCGATTCTAAGTATCAAGAAATATTGGAAGCCGGCAAAAATTTATCTAAGAAATTTAAATATATTAGTAACGTGAGAAACAGTCACGAAATTGTTTGTTACTTAATGATTCTAATGAACTATCATTGCGCAAAAGAGCTTATAAAGCATAAAACAGGCATTTTTCGCTCTACCATTATGAAGAGAGAAATATCGGTTCCAGAATCTATTCCTGAAGATGCCGCAAAATTTATTAAAATATGGAATAGTGCATCTGGACAATATATCGATGGGTCGGAAATTGTTGACACAAGACACGAAATGCTTGATATGGATGCTTATATTCATATTACTAGTCCTATTAGACGCTTAGTAGATTTATTGAATATTATTAAGTTTCAACAAACAACTGGTCTAATTCACCTTTCTGATAATGTTGACAAATTTTATAAAAAATGGCTAGGCGACATTGATTACATTAACGTAACAATGCGCTCAATTCGAAAAGTCCAATGCGACTGCACTCTACTTGATTTATGTCATAATAATCCCGAAGTTATGGAAAAAGAATATGACGGCTATTTATTTGATAAAATTAATAGAAATGATGGACTTTATCAATTTGTTGTATTTCTTCCTGAATTAAAATTATCTTCAAGGATTACAATGAGAGATAATTTTGAAAATTTTGATTGCAAGAAGTTTAAGCTATTTTTATTTAACGATGAAGAAAAATTTAAGAGAAAAATACGGTTACATTTACTCTAAATTTACATTTAATTATTAATATTTATTTATTATATAATGACAACACCTAATGTAGACATTAAACTACCTAAACCATATAAATATGAAAACAAAATTATTAAACAAATTGAAGAGCTAAATCAAAATGGAAAAAACATATTAAGTAGTTTTTTAGGATTTAGTGAAATTGAAACTATTTTTTACTTATATTTGTTTAAAAAATATAAAAGTAACTGTTTTTTGTATAGCGACAATTTAGAATTTAGAATTCTTGGACTTAATATTAATATTCAAACACGAGTATCTAAAATAAATACTAAATTATTTACAAATCATATCAATGTAATAGCAACAGTATTTACAGAATGTATTCTAAACAATATTGAGACAATTATTGTGCCTCTTACCATATATGATAATAAAGATAGTAACCACGCTAATTTACTAATCTACCGCAAAAAATTTAATCAAATAGAACATTTTGAACCACACGGGAACTATTATATGTTTGATGAAAAACGTTCTGTAAAAGTTAAAAAACCGATTTTAAAATTTATTGCTAAGGTTAATTCTATTTTGAAAGAAAATGCAATAAAAGAAATAAATTATATACCAAGCGAACAAGTTTGTCCTACAGAAGATGGACTTCAAGCTTTAGAATCAGTTAGTACTCTTCCTACAAATAATGTTGAAGATATCGGTTATTGTATTCATTGGAATATGTTTTTTACTGAATTATGCCTTGCTAATCCTAATTTAGAAAGCAGCAAATTATTTAGTATAATTACTAATTATTTTAAAGATAAAAATAATATTAACGATTATTTAAGGGAAGTTATTAGAGGATATTCTTTTTTTATTGACCAAAAAGTTAATAAATATTTATCAATTATACTAGGAGAACCTATTACAACTAACAAAATTAATAAAATGTATGATGAAATTGAAACAAAACATTATAAGATAGAACAAATTCGACAATCATTAATTGAACTTATTAAGTTAGAAACTTATATGATTACTGATAAAGATTTTAACTTAGAAACCGAATTTAAAAATGTACAGAGCGAACTTAATAAAAAAGGCAAAAAAACTAACATAGAATTATTATTAAAAAAAAAAGTATTGGAAAATTATGATAAATTTAATAAGTTTACACCCGTAACAAGTAAAGCTACATCTGAACTTGAAAAATCTAGTATAAAACACGAATCTGAAGTTATTCCTGAAAAAAAATGTCCTGAAGGGAAGGTATTAAATCTTAAGACAAAAAGATGTAATAAAATAAAAACCAAATCTAAAACTAAAAAAAATAAATCATCAGTGTCATTTCAAACTATCTAAAATGGAACTATCTTATCTATATAAAACGATAAAAAGTACATTATTAATGGTATAAAAGAACCGAAAAAACACCACAATTCACCAGCATTATAATAGAAATACTTTACGCTAATAAATAAGAAAAAATAAGTTATTACAAAAAACACTAACGCATATTTAAAGTTAAATAAATAAAATATATTTAAAGCAAATAATATTAAATAAAAGGTTGAATTAGAGTATTTAATCCAAGGCCATTTTAAATGACCATTTTCCGTTCCCGTTATTAATTTTTCATTTGTTAAAAATTTGGAATAGTTTTTAGTGAAAAAAATAAAGTATAATAAATTTAATACTGCAATAGGTAAGTTAATATTTTGCATTGATGATACATTTGGTCTTAAATAATAATATTTAATTAGATATAATATTGTCGGCTGACATACGTTTAATATAGGACCTAATATAGTTGTAATTTTATTTATTCCTATTTTATTTTTTAAATCAATCCAAAACAAAAAATCCATAAATTGAATTGCTGATATAAATATTAAAAATATACCCGTTATTTTATTTTCAATAGCATATTTGTTATTTCCATAATTTATTAATAAAATAGAAAATATTGTTCCAAGTGCAAATGTAAATAAAGAAACCTTATAATTAAAACACATATATATATATTTAGTTTATTTTTAAAATTTAATAAATAATCTCTATTGTTTTATCTATAGTAACTTCTTTTGCTATTTTTCGAATGATTTTATCTTCCTTTTCCAAATCATTATCGCCTGAGCCTCCCATAGCTTCTACAATCAGCTTGTTGTATTGGTCAGAAAATAGCGAATCACTTTTGCCACAATCTGGGTGTTTTTCTTTAAACTGTGGAAGCAATCTTGAATTTTTATTGGCTATTTTTTTGATTACTTTTCTGAGCTTATTCTTTTCTTCATTTTCTTTTTCCCATTTGTCTTCATCTTTAATATACATTACTTCTCTCTTTGAGTCACTGCAATGAACAGGTCGTTTATGAACATCTAACGCATTTAGATTCTTAACAATAATATTGGAAATACCTTCTACGTACCCTAATTTGCCAACTGCTTCTAAATCAGCTAACTGAAGTTTGAGAGAATCTACAAAATCCATTATATTCATAGCGTCTTTACACTGTTCATTTAAAAACACGTTTAAATTAAAAGTTTTATTATGAGAATTAATGCTACTATTCGATATGTTTGTTGAACTAGTGTTTTTACATATGTCTACAATTTTATTGGTAAGCTCTTGATTTTGTTTTACAACATCCATTACCATATTCGTAAGCATTTTAATATCACTATCTTGCGTGTTAGGCGTTGATGTTGCAGTTAACTTTTTCTCGCCACATTTTTTCTTATGTTTCCACAATCCTTGACGATGTTTGTATTCATTTCCGCAATCACATATAAATTTACCTGTGTGCGAGAAAGCGTCATCCTTTTGTAACTCTAATGTCTCCTTTGAGTGTTTCAGTGTCAAATTATGCTTGTTAAGGTCATTCAGCCTGCAGCACATATAGTCACATTTTTTACAATGATATTTTTGGCGAGTTTTATTCGATAAAATGTCCTCCATTTGTCTCCTAAATAGAGGACAGAGAAAATCTCTAATTAGTTTTCGAATAGTATATTTTAAAATTTTACAGTCACAAAACTAAAATTATATTTTTGGTGTCCAGATGCTAAAATTCAATTATGCAGTGGAAGCTTCCCTTTTTCCGGGAAAGTCTTTCCATATTTCAAATTTGGACATCAAAAATGTCCATTTTCATTTTTGGCTACGGACTTTCGGAAAAAAAAATGCCATCTTTTACTTTACGTAAAGGGAATTTTTTTGACCCTTTTTTTAAAGAATTTCTTACATTATGTAGTGAAATGCACTACAAATTCTTTAAGTTTATCTGAAATATATATTATTTACCAATGCCACATACACATGTCTCTACCCCGCTCAAGTTGCCTTTCAGCTTCTTCTTCTGAGTCGTAATAGGGTTCTGAGTCGTAAAAGGGTTCTGAGTCGTAATAGGGCTCATCTTCGGAAAAATATCCGATGTAATCATTATTTAAATTCAGTAGATAGTATTCTTCTATTTCTAATTCTTCTTTTTCTAATAGCTCAATTGGTTTTATAATGTGTTGACTTATACAATACATTTTATAGCTGTAACCATTTTGTCTAATTTTGTTTTTTTTTATATTTTTACATTGTCTTTTTTGATGATTTATTTTTTTTCCTTTTCTCTCTTTTTTAAATTTAAAGTCTTGTTTTGGTTCTTCATAAATCATTTTTGAAACAGAATTGGACTTAATTTGTTCTTCAACATTTTTAAAAGTAGTAGCGCGACTTTCGCATAAAACCTCATAATCATCATCGTTTTTAAATTTTTCCTCCAATTTTAAACTACTCATAAATTTATTTAAGTAACTATTTCCTGGAGAATTAAAGTAAACATATTTTCCCTTTATAATAAATTTATCGGCGTCAGAAAATCCTACAGGATGTTGCATTTGTAAAAGTTAAATATGAATTACACATTGTTATATTATCATTTCAATTTTTTAAATAATATATTATTTTACAACTTAAAGAAAAATAATAAAATTGAATAAATTTAAACATATTTAAAGAAGAATATTATACAAATGAGTGATAAGCCAAAACCAAAACAAAAATTAGTGAAAAAGAAACCTCTTATTATTGAAGAAGATGAAGAAGAAAATATTGTTATTAAACCTATTGATGAACTTGTTAATAAAATTGTAAACGGAGATTCAGAAAAAATCCTCGCCAGTATGCCGTCAAGTTGTGTCGATTTAACCATTACTAGTCCACCTTATGACGATATCAGAGACTATAATGGTTATAATTTTAACGGCAATGTCTTACATAATATTATAAAAGAGTTGTTCCGTGTTACAAAACCAGGTGGAGTTGTAGTTTGGGTTGTAGGCGATTCTACGACAAATGGTAGCGAATCTGGTACTTCATTTCGGCAAGCATTGAAATTTATGGAAGCAGGATTTAAGTTACACGATACTATGATTTATGAAAAAAACACTTCGTCATTTCCTGCGCGTCAAAATGGTAACAGATATACGCAAATATTTGAGTATATGTTTGTCTTTTGCAAAGAAAAAATTAAAACATCTCATCTTATTAGCGATAAAGCGAATAAATGGGCAGGTCATACCAACTGGGGTAAAAATACGAATCGATTAAAAAATGGGGAACTTCAAGAGACAAGTGATATTAAACCTGTACCTGATTTCTCTCCCCGTAACAATATTTGGAAGTATAATGTTGGCAAAGGTTTTAACTCTAAGGACAAAGAAAGCCACGAACATCCTGCCATCTTTCCAGAACAGTTAGCCGAAGACCATATTTTAAGCTGGTCTAATGAGACCGACATTATTTTAGACCCGTTTTCAGGCTCAGGCACTACTTGCAAAATGGCGAAAAAAAATAATCGTAAATTTATAGGAATTGATATTAGCGAAGACTACTGCAAATTAGCTGAGAAAATTATTGCGAAATATTAAAATACAATGTAATAATTGTTTATTCGTCAGTTACTTTATTGTAAAATAATTCTTCGTAAATACCAAACAAATCCGTTGCAATTAATTCATCATTTTTATAAAATAAAGGAGTATTTGTTTCATCGTTTTCATCAAAGAAATAATAACTTCCGTCAATATATATTATTTTTTTATTGACATTTTTTATATGTCTTAATATTTGTCTACAATCTTCACAGTTAAACCATATAAGAGTATAGAATGTATCTTCATTATTTGGTAGAATAAATTGGCATTCTTGATTATAGCTGTATTTTTTTTTTCGTTTGTCGTTCCCATCTGCGTCATTATAAAAAGACGTACCTGTTAACCTTGAATTTAGTTTTGTTTTTAAAAATGGAATCAATCGTGGATTAAATAATAGCGTAAATCCTTTACACGATATAATAATGGCAATAAATAATAATGTCGTAAGCATTCTGTATAATCTATTTTATACTTTTTATTTGAGAAGTAATTGATTTCAATTTTTTTTACGTTTTTTATCCATCTTGTAACTAATTCTCTAATATTAGAATTCAATGTAATCGCTTTTTCCTTTTGAAATCAATGGTACATTTAACTTAATAGAAACCAATTTGGTAAGAAATTTGTTTGTAAAACCAAACGCTCTAGTAGCACCATCTTTGCAGCCGTGAGGATGAATATGTAAATATTTTTGACCTCTTTGCGAAACATTTTTTTCAACAACACAAGTCTTAATTTTAACGAAATCTTCCTGAAATATCTTAGCTACTTCAGTATGTTCAACAAAAATCTCATCCAGTTTGTATAAGACTATCCCAAGTATTTTTTTATTATAGTAAGATTCTATGGTTTCATATATTATTGCAGCATCGTGTTGGAAAATCAAAATGATTCCGCGTTTAATTTTATCGTAAAATTTTGTTTCTTGTAGTGAGTTTTTATCTGCAATTGTGTCAATATTTGTTTGCTTACTTGGGTCACCGAAATTTGTAAGAGTTAGTCGCTCCTTAGCATTAAATGATTTGCTGCTATCCTTACCTATACTTTTAAAATGTGTTGTTTTTATGTCACCGTATTCCATATCTGGACAAGAATCATTATTAGGTAAATTGCCAAATAAATAAAACTCTACAATTTTACCAACTAAACCCTTATCTCTTATAGAGCTTACCTTAAATTTATCCTGATTTGTTTTGCAAAATTTCTCCAATTCTGGACACGCATAGTGCACAACTTTAATCAATGTTTTTAAGGTACACGAACCATTTGATTTAATGATAGACTTTATGATGTTATTAAGAATCATAATATAGTTAGAACTCTCTTTAATTTCAGCTAGAGTTAATTCGTAGTCAACAAATATAGTAGGCATTTCAGCATTATCTGTAGTTTGCATAGTATTTTAAACTAAATATATTTTAAATTAAAAAATCAATTTTATTATTTAAAACGTGTAAAATAAATTTGACTTCAATTTTATAGTGAAATTTTTAACATATACGGATTTTCATAGTTACTGATACATTGAATAATAGAGTCTATTAATTTATTAAAATCAGTAATCGTTCCAACAATTGGCGTTATAATTACATATGAAGCATCAATATCAACTTCATTAATTTGCAAATTAAATTGCAAAAGACATTTTTCTTTGTTTGTTCTTTTTCCCCAGAATTCATTTACATTTTTATTGTATCCAAACGCGTTGAGCTTAAAACTAGCTGACATTAAATAACATATTTTGTCATAAGCATCCCTTTTATTCAACCCAATTAATATATTTATTGGAGTCACAAACCTGTATTGTAATGAATTTTTTACATTTATTTTTTTAATATTGAAAGGCAGAAAGCACGCAGTCATTCTCATAGGAAAATTTTGATTGTTTAATATGACCTTTAGTTTTAAATACTTTTTTGTTTCAATTTTTTTAAATACTTTTAATAAATATATTAATTAAATAATATAAAACAATATGCATATATTATGTAACGAAATATGGTAAAAGTTTGTTCATATAATTATCCAAAATCAGACGAAGAAACGTATCAAGAATATTTTGATTCTTATTCTTATCCTCTTCATGATTTTCAAAAATGGTCAATAAAAGGAGTTGTAGATGGTCAACACGTATTGGTGTGTGCTCCTACAGGGTCCGGCAAGACTTTGCCTGGAGAATTTGCATTAAATTATTTTCATTCGAAGGGTAAAAAGACAATATATACAAGCCCTATTAAAGCGCTTTCTAATGAAAAATTTTATAACTTTACTAAAAAGTATCCTCATATTAGCATTGGTTTAATTACAGGCGATATTAAAACAAATCCGGATGCAGATGTGCTAATTATGACAACTGAAATTTTGCTTAATAAGCTTTATCAAATTAAGAGCGACACCCCTGTTCCAAGTTCTTCTATATCATTCGAATTGGATATTGAACGCGAACTAGGTTGTGTTGTGTTTGATGAAATACATATGATTAATGACGAGTCAAGAGGTCACGTTTGGGAGCAATCTATTATGATGTTGCCTCCTTATGTCCAAATAATAGGACTATCTGCAACACTTGATAATCCTGAAAGGTTCGCTTATTGGTTAGAGACCAAAGGAGATAACATAACTAAAAACGAAAAAGAGGTATTTTTAACAAGAAAACAAGTAAGAGCAGTTCCATTAATTCATTATAGTTTTATTACTGTAACAAATGGAATCAATAAGGCAATAAAAGATAAAGCTATTCAAGAACAAATCAGAAATGCAACCAATAAACCATTTGTAATCCAAGACGAAAAAGGGGTTTTTAATGACGTGCAATATAAAAGTATGAGCCAAATGATTGACCTTTTTGAAAAAAATAATATTCGTGTTAAACGTCAAAATGTTCTAAATAAGGTCGCCGAATATTTAGTTGAAAAGGAAATGTTGCCTGCATTATGCTATGTATTTTCTCGCAAACAACTAGAAAAATGCGCCGAAGAAATGACAACAAATTTGCTGGAGTTTGATAGCAAAGTACCTTATACAGTTGACCGCGAATGCGAACAAATTATAAGAAAGTTGCCGAATTATGAAGAATATTTGCACCTTCCAGAGTATGTCAATACTGTTAAGCTGCTTAGAAAAGGCGTAGGCATGCATCACGCAGGTTTAATGCCCATTTTAAGAGAAATGACAGAGCTTTTGTTCGCAAGAGGGTTTATCAAAATTCTTTTTTGCACTGAAACAATGAGTGTCGGAATTAATTTACCTGTTAAAACAACTATTTTTACAGATATTAAAAAGTTTAATGGTGAAATTTTGAGACCACTATACTCACACGAATATACACAGGCTGCAGGTAGAGCAGGTCGTCTTGGGTTGGACACCGTTGGACACGTAATTCATCTCAATAATCTCTTTCGTAATGTAGATTCTGTAAATTACAAGACGATGATGAATGGCAAACCTCAAACGCTTACATCTAAATTCAAGATTTCATATAATTTACTTCTAAATTTGCTTGATATTGGTGATAAAAATTTAGTGCAATTTGCTAAAAAAAGTATGGTTACTGGCGACCTTGACTGCCAAATGAAAGAAATTTATTATAAAATTACTACTTTAAATGCAGAACTTGATAGTATGAATCTATCTTCTGCAAATTTGAGAACACCAAAAAATGTTTTAAACGATTTTATAAGTTTGCAAAAAAATAGACTAACGGCTGTAAATAAAAAACGTAAGGATATTGAAAGGCAACTACAACAAATACACGATAACTATAAATATGTTGAACAAGATAAGTTAAGTTATCAAAAAATTGCTACAAAGGAAAATGAAATAAGTGAGTATCAAAAACAATTTGACAATTTGAATAGGTATATACATTCAGGCGTAGAAGTGGTATTAAATCTTTTAAAAAATGAACAATTTGTAGAAGGAAACGCATCTGATGAATCATCACTAAATTTGACATTCAAAGGTAAAATAGCTTCTCAATTAAGAGAGAGTCATTGTTTGGTATTCGCGAAACTATTAGAAAATAAAAGCATCGATGAATTTTCTAGCAAGCAGTTAGTTGGATTATTTAGTTGTTTTACAAACGTTTCTGTCCAAGACGATTTTAAAGAACATTTTCCTTCTTCAGATAATACAAAAATAAATGAAATAGTGACAACCGTTTCAACTATGTATTCTAATTATCAAAAAAAAGAGACAGAATTAGGAATAAATTCAGGAAGTGATTATAACATTCATTTTGACTTATTAAAATATACAAGCGAATGGTGTGAAGCGCAGAGTGTAGAGGAATGTAAGCTATTGTTGCAAAAAATAGGAGAAGAAAAGGAAATATTTTTGGGCGAGTTTGTTAAGGCGCTTCTCAAAATCAATAACATTTCAGCTGAAATGGAAAAGATTGCTGAGCTTACAGGAAATATAGCCTTTTTAAGTAAATTAAAAGAAATACCAAATATTACACTTAAATATGTAGTAACAAATCAGTCGCTTTACGTGTAAAAATATTGATTGTCGTGGAATAAACAATTTTAATATTCAAGATGACATTCGCTCTTGAAGAAAATAAAGATATACTAGTAAAATGCAAATAATTAGTATAAATTTCAAGTTAAATAAAAAATACAAAAAAAAAGAAATATAACTAAATAATATATGAAGATAGTTATTAAAACCGTTTTATTTCAATTTTTATGTGTATTATTATTTGGTTTAATATATTTATCATTTAAAGAACATTTTGTTAGAGACTCTGCTTTTACAATTGATAAAAAAAAGGAACCTGAAATATTAGATTGTTTATTTTTAGCTACAACTGTTCAAGCAGGTGTTGGTTATTCCGATTTATATCCAATTACAGATACTTCGAAAATTATTTTGATAATACAACAATTTGTTATGATATCTACAAACGTATTTTTATTGTATGTTTTTACTTTATAACTTTGAATATTTTTGATTTATTATCAACTTTATTTTGTTTTTTATTATTATTTAAATATATTTCAAACATTTAAATAATAATGAATTTAATCAATAATAAGTACATATTACACGAAAAAATCGGCTCGGGTTCATTTGGCTCAATATTTAAAGGCGAAAATATTAGAACTAAAGAAAAAGTAGCTATAAAGTTAGAGCCAATTAAAAATGAAACCAAAATGTTAAAAAATGAATCAATTATTTATCAATATTTAGGAACTAGTCGAGGAATACCAACTGTCAAATGGTTTGGTAAAGATAAATATAATTATTATATGGTTATTAACCTGTTGGGTAAATCGTTAGAAGAACTTAAGCTTGAAAAAACAAAATTCTCTCTAAGACTAACTTTGCAAATGGGAATCCAAATAATTTTTTTGTTAAAATCAATACACGAAAAAGGATTAGTTCATAGAGATATTAAACCAGAAAATTTCCTACTTGGTTTAAATAGCACAAATAAACAAATATATATAATAGACTTTGGTTTTTGCAAAAGTTATTTAAATAAAGACCAACATATAAAATTTGGAAAAATAAATAATTTAATAGGCAGCTATAATTATGCCAGTGTTAATTCTCATAAACATTTTGAACTTAGCAGAAGAGATGACATGGAGTCATTGGGTTATATGTTAATATATTTTTATATGGGAGAATTAGATTGGAGGGACTCATTTAAGTCTTTAAATATCAATGAAATTATTTCTTTAAAAGAAGGTGTTCAAATAAATAGTAAATTTCCAGAAGTATTAGTAAATTATATGAAGTATATAAGAAATCTAGAATTTGAGGAAATGCCAAACTATTCTATAATAATAGACAGCTTTAAGAGAGAAATAGATTTATTAGTTTAATTTAGTTTAAAAAATTGTGTTTATATAATAAATGTCGTATGATAAAATGAATGACTACATTGAATCATTATTTACTATTTTTATGATTGTAAATAAAAAAGCTGAACAAAAAAGAGATAAAAAAATGAAATTTATTGCAGTAATGATATATAACTATGTTTTGAAAATATCAAAAGAGAATGAGGTAGACTTAAATACTATAAATGAATGTGAATCTATTAACTTAATACCATTTTTTGAGTTTGTAGCATATAATAACATTGAGTTTTATGATTTTCATAAAATTAAAATGGAGGATGTTGATGTTACAAAGGCGGAAGATTTAGAGAGATTTGTTCTTACCCACGTGTACTATATTACTCAAACTAATTAAATATAATATTTTTAATAAAACAGTATAAAGATAAATTAATACTAATAATTATAAAAAAATGACATCATACGAAGACGTTGATACACCTTCTGCCTCAGCTTCACGTTTGTTTGGACGTGTTAAGTGGTTTAATAATAAGGCAGGCTATGGATTTATTACAGTTACAGACGGAGAACGCTCTGGGTCTGATATATTCGTTCATCATAGCGCAATTTCGGTAGAAAATCAACAGTACAAGTATCTAGTTCAAGGAGAGTATGTTGATTTTTCAGAGGTCAAAGCCACTTCAGGACCTCATCAGTATCAAGCTTCAAGTGTTCTTGGAGTTAAGGGAGGAAAGTTAATGTGTGAAACTAGACGAGAGTTTAAGATTGCCAGAAGCACCTACAAGACTTCTAAGAGTGGCAGTGAATCTAATGAGGCTGAGCATCCAAGACAAAAGAGCGTTCCTAGAGAGTCAAGAATGCTTGAAGAGACGCAAACTCCTAGACAACCAAGAACTCCTAGACAACCCAGAACTTCTAGACCCTCATCTGATGTAAGAGTGCGAGGAGAAGGACCTCGTGATGGAGATAAAAAGGAGTGGACGCTCATTCAAAAAGGGTCTGATAACCCTAAACGCACGGCAAAACCCACTCGCAAGCTCTCTAGTTCAACAACTAATGAGGAAGCTAAGTAAATTCAAATAAATTTAGAGATAGTTAAACAATTAAAAATTTTCAAAATATATTTTATCTTAATATTTTTTGAAAAACTTATATAAGCGTATATATATATGAGTAGTTGCAAAGGTTCTTCAATGAATAATATGCTAAAGACGCAAGGTGGTGGTGGAATTAGAAAAAAAAATGGACATAAAGCTAACTGCAAATGTCCTATATGCGTTAATATGAAGCACGCTAAAGGCGGCGCAGGATATGATGTTGAAGATTCTGATGATACCCCATCAATTCAAGAAGGAGGTAAAAAAAGCAATGGTCATAAAGCTAATTGCACGTGTCCTATTTGTAAAAATATGAAAAAAAGTAGTGCAAAGAATATGAAAGGAGGAAATACAAAGACTATGACTATGAAAGGAGGCAAAAAAAGCAATGGTCATAAAGCTAACTGCAAATGCCCAATTTGCAAAAATATGAAAAAGCGCGGAGGTGATGATGAAGAAAGCAGTAGTGACAAAATGAGCGATGATATGGGCGAAAGTAGCAGTAGCAGTAATATGGGCGAAAGTAGTAGTGACAATATGAGCGATGATATGGGCGAAAGTAGTAGTAGCAGTAATATGGGCGAAAGTAGCAGTGATATGAATAATGATAACACAAATAAACAATCTATGTTAGGAGGAAAAAAATCTAATGGTCATAAAGCAAATTGTAAATGTCCTATTTGTAAAAATATGAAACGTGGAAAAAAAACTCAACGTAAAACTAAAGGTGGAAAAAAGAAGTCCCACAGACGTCGTTAAAAATAAAAATTTTATAATTAATTTATTTTAATTATAAAAAATTGAAATACTTTTATAAAATAACTAAATTCAAACTTCAAAATACAATAATTTCAAAATGGAAAAATCTACTAAAAACCTTGATGAAATTAAAAAAAAACTTAAAACTGCTGAAGAAATGCTTAAAGACTTGAAAAAAGATTTAAAAGATTTGAAAAAAAAATTAAAAAAAGATTTTAAAGAAGATTGTAACTTTAAAACAAAAATTCCGTCAGAATTTGCTAAACCAACCTACATAAGAAAAAATAATTTGCGAGATAAAAATACTGCTAGAGTGATTTATACAGATGAATTAAATTACACTTACTTTAATCTTCAAAAATATATGAGTAAACATTTGTAACTCTCAAAAACTTTTTATCAAACAAGTGAACGTTTTTTTGGGAGTTACAAATTATAAAGCTAAGTAATTAAAACATATTCTCTCCTTCTTCTATTTGTGATTATTTTTTTAATTAAGAAATAAATACAAAAACAGAATAAAGAATACAAAAATATTGAAAAAAGAACAATTAAATATACAGACGGTTTCTTTATACTTGTACTAAGAATATGTATATTTTTCAAATTTTCTCTCTCATAATAGTATCTTATTTTATGAAAATTATTTAACCACGTGTCAGCTTTATTTGAACAAATACTTCTGTGTATATTATAATCAAAACAATCAAAAAATAATTCTTTTGTGTTCAAATCTATCATAAAAACAATATCGTAAATATTATTATATTTATTTTTCCATTTTTTTATAGGAATTTCAAAACTACGTATTATATCAATTATTTCTTTGTGTTCCCAGACAATAATAGCATCAGTTATAACTATATTGTTAGTAACACTTTTTAACAATTTTTTTACATCACCAATACAATAATCTAGGTTTATATTCGTATTCAAATTTGACAGTTTCATTTGTTCTTTCATCAAAGATGCGGTTAAAAACATTCTTTGTGATTTTTGACAGTTAGAATTAGGGTTTGCATTCAAATTTTTAACACATATCCTTTTTTCGTTAAAATTAGAAGTGTATATTTTAACAATATTGTTTTTATCGAAAAGCTCATTGAAGTATACATGCCAATTTTTCGACCTTTCATAGCCTATTTTACTGCAACAATCATTACTTTTTATCTTTGTCTTATCACAGTGTCGAATTAACCATATCCTTTCTGGTGTTGCATTTATGAATTTAAAATAACTAAAAAATATACATATATAACTACATACTTTCATTCTAATAAAATTATATTGTATTTATATGTTTACCTAGTTATATAATAAATAATATACTCTTGCATTTTGTTCACTAAGATATAATAGTTGCCTTATTATTTTGACGAAGTTTATAAATTTAAAAAATAAAAAAGAAATGTATATATAATGTCATATCAATTAGACGATTACTGTGTAAACCGTACAAAGAGAAAAGGTAGACAAACGTATCCGACCAAACGAGACTATCCTCCGCCCATTATAACTCGAAAATATTCTTTCCCGTCGACAAATTTAGAAGATGAGTCTAGTGAAAAATACATTGTTAAAGAATACTCAAGAAACCGTCTAAAAAAAGAAATTATTGTCACGAAACGCACGAAAATTCATTCAACTAAGAACGAAGAATCCGACGAAAAATCCGACGAAGAATCCGAGGCAATATTGATTGCAAAATGTCTGGCTGTTGTCTCTCGAAAGGTGATTCGCATATTGTGTTATTTGGGAGTATGTATCTAATCGATATCGGTTAATTTCGTTCACTAGGGTAAAGAATACAAATTCCAATAAAATATACTAACCACTACAATCATAATATGTTGTAGTCGTCAAATAGTATACCGCCCTTTAAGGGTGCTTTTACATCACCAAAAAAGAGAAATTAAGAAATTTTTTATTTTTTATAGAAAGTTTGTCTCATTTTTTTTTCGGTCGGTGTAATAAAGTTATTTTTAAATAAAAAACTATAGTTAATTGTATGGAGAGAATAAAATCAGCTGTAAATAAAATTTTTTCATATGATGCACAAAATTATATTTTTATTTATACACCACCAAAAGTAGGTTCTACAACTTTAGTAACATCTCTACGGGTTTCATTAGGTAAAAGTTACAATGTTATTCATATTCACGATGATATTATGTTGTCTGTTGTAACAGGATTTAATGATGTAACTGTTAATGATATTATTTCTTTTTTAGCAAATATAGGAAAAAATGTTTTTGTAATTGATGTTTATAGAACGAATATAGAGAGAAAAATGTCTGAGTTTATTGAAAAAATCTCTCCATATCATTTTAATAACACCGAGAACAATATAAGTCATTATAGTATTAAACGAATAACTGATAGATTTAACAAATTATTTCCTTATTTAGCTCAAGGAGAACACTATTTTGATAAATATAATATAGATGAACCTACTCCTTTTGACTTTAATAAGAAATACACTATTCAAGAAATTAATAAAATTAAATATGTAAAGTTAAGGTTATGTGATTCACAAGTATGGGGCGAACTTCTCTCTAATTTATTAAGCGCAGATATTGTTTTAATAAATGATTATCAAACCGAAACAAAACAAATAGGTGAACTTTACCAAAGATTTAAAAATGAATATAGATTACCTTCTAATTATTTTAATTTAATAAAAGAATGCAAATATTTAAACTTTTATTATTCTGAAGAAGAGAGAAATAATTATTTAAATGAATGGCAAAATAAGTTATCTGAAAATGCTTCACCATATACAGAATCTGAGTATGATTTTTATGTTGTACTTTATTTAGAGAATCAGTATATAAATGATATTCAAACAGAACATTATATTGATAATGGGTGTTATTGTAATTTATGCAAAAGTAAAAGAAGGGAAATCTATTTTAAAGCTAAACGAGGAGAGAGAATAACAGAAAAAATTACACATATTGAGTTGGTAAATGAAAATGTGCAACAAAAAAATACAAAATTATTAGAGTTAATCAAAAAAAAAATTAGCGAAAAAGTTTCAAATAAAAAGTTTAAACCTAAACAATTTGGAATTAAAATTAATCATAAATAATTGTTTCTCTTATATTTAAAGAAAACTACTTAAAGAAAACTACTTAAAGAAAACTACTTAAAGAAAACTACTTAAAGAAAACTACTTAAAGAAAACTACTTAAAGAAAACTACTTAAAGAAAACTACTTAAAGAAAAC